TGATGAAGTATATGAATTACCTGCAATTGAATCTGGTTGTAATACGTGACTGTTAAATTTACCTCTTTCCAATGGAATTCTCCATAAACGGAATTCATCAACATTTCCTTTAAACCCATTACCACCAATTTGTAATGATGGAGTATTTACCCATTGAGTATCTTCAGTAAAAATAGACATACTGACAGATGTTATTATTCTATCACCATTTGATGTACCCAACCAAACTTCATACAACGAACCATCTCCAGCGTAATCCGTTCTATTAATACACACATTTGAATAATATTCAGTTGATATTGGGAATCCTAAACTTCCGGTAGTTAAATCTGGACCATATACAAATGGATAGTAACTAGCTGTATCGAAGTAATATGTTGTTACAACTGGTGAACCACTTGAAAACGGCTCTAATATATAAGAAGTATTCGAAACATCTCCACCAAAATTTAATTCCAATATACCAAATGAACCAGTGGTTTGAATTAAATCCAATGTCCATTGACTTGATGAAATTAATGTATATTGTGTATTCGGTAAAGATGATGGTTTAAAATTAAATTCAATTGCAGCAGGTACGTTTCCATTAACGGATTTCCAAGGTATTTTTACGCTAGAACTTTCAGTTAAATAAATTGCAGCAGTTCTATCTTCAAATGTAAATTGTCTAGAACCTCCCACAGATGGGTCTTGTGGTCCTCCGAATTCCATTATTGTCAACATAGATTGTGGTACACCATAACAAGCCATAATAGCTTTCATAGCTCTCGCAGTTCCCTTATGTTTCAATAGATATGGAAGATTGTTAATAATTCTTCTCCAAACCTGATTATTCGCTTCTTCTAATGACATCGAATATTTTTGGAATCCATCTTTATACTGACCAAACGCATATTCCCATACAAATTGTGAATCAAATGCACGTTTACCATCCCAACCAAATGATTTAAGTAAATGCCAAATTAAATCATCTGGTATACCTAAATCAACTTTTTCTTCTACAACCTTAACTCGATTTAATGCATTTATATAAGACCATATTATATCAAAATGCTGTCCAATCATATCTAAGAACAACAAAAATTGTTCGTTTTCATAATCAGAATAAATGAATTCAGGAACATTATTTCTTAAAAGGTTCGGATTGTACTTATCATATTCAACTGCATCTGCTATTAACGCCTCATACCACGCTACAACATCCGGATGAGTTGCTTCTCTTAATATGTAACTTGGTAGACCAGTATCCCCATTTACGAATAAAATTTTTGGATAAGCCAAATCATCAATTGATTTGTATAACCAATATTCAAATCCATCTAAATTTTTTAACGCTTGGTTTAAATCGGATAATACTTTTTTCGCTTGATTCGCTTGTGAAGGTCCTGCAAATTGTTGAACTTCCCATTGTATATCGTATATATTATCTTCGGTAATTATTTGTGCACCATCTAATGTTAATACAACTTCATGATTAGTAGTAGATTCCGCTAACACACCACCACCATTAAATGATGTTTCGGTTAAAGCAGCGTAAGTATTTTTTAATCTCTCTATTACTTGTATTTTGTAGAAAAAGTTTTCAACTCTTTCCGCTGCTGCACCAAAATGTGAAAAGTTTTCAAAAGTATATTGTGAACCACTTACATATTGTATATTTAATTTTGTAGTATCTACTCCTACATTTTCTAAATATCGGTTTGCAATATCATTCGATGTTACCGAACCACTAGCTATTAAATCTTCAAATACAGTAAACCCAATACCATTATCGGGTTGAATTGAAAAGTTTGGACCTTTTAATGGAGGACAAACATCATCAGGTAATCCAGTTATAGTTATTGTTTCAACTATTGGATTAGACTGTAATTTAGAAATCCACACTTGGTCATTTGGTTGTACCGCAGTTGATACAGGCTCATATAATTTTAAAATTAAAGATTCTCTATCACCAACCCAAGTTGTAATAATTTTATTATTACCATCGCCAAAATGTAAAAGATGAGTAAGATATTTAGAATTTTCTTCTTCAAAAATACTATCATCTAATTGTGATAAAAATCCTTCCGCTATTCTATTAATAGCAGTTTCTTTTGGAATTTTTAAAGTACTTTCTTGAAAATTAATTGTAATTAATTCTTCTTTTCCAATAACCGCTTCTTTTCCACTAATATTATATGGAGTTAATACTAGAGTAAGTGAGTTACCACTAGTAGTACTATCTCTTACCGATGCACTTAATTCTAATAATGATTTATAATTTAGTTTTGCTCTACCAGAAGATTGTACTTTTGTAGATGTAACCGTTCCTAATGGTTTAATCAAGACATAATCAGTATTAATAGATTCCCATTCTATTTCAAAGTCAACATCATATCCAACGTAATCTTTACCTCGTATTACCGATGGGTATAGAATGTTTCTGATATCTGGTATTCCTACATAAACATCATCTACAACATTGGTTTTAAATTCTACAAAATCACCATCTATTCCATCAAGTGTTGGAATTAAGACTATTTGATACACACCTAATGTTGTGAAATACTTTTCAGGTATTAATATTGCAACAGTATCACTTTCTCCAAATGGATTTCCAAACTGAATTGTTTGGCCATTCAATACAGCTCTTAAAGATGTTAAGTTACCGGTTTTTCTAAGTACAATCGGCAATCCTTCTTTAGTATTGATGTTATATCTACTTAATGCATCACTGTTAGTTAAAAATATAGACGGTAGTTCTTTTACCGATAAGTCAATGTTTACCGCATCTATTTCTATACCAACACCTTGTGTTAATATAAAATTAGTAGATACACTTTCTAATGTGTTTTCGGCTTCGATTAATTGAGTATTATTTTCAGAACGTCTAGCCAATATTGCAGCAACACCTTTTTGTTCGGTAACTGATATTGAACGTATTCTATATGTTTCTAAATTAGATGTTGTTATTTCAATTTTTGTACCAGATGGATAATTGAATTGATTTAATCCTCGTCTTAATTCAATTCTTTCGTTATCATTTATTATTAAAATTGAAGAAAAATCACTACCATTTAGATTAACATCTACACTTTCTAATTCATCGGATGGGGATGCGTCTATTCCTCCTGTTTTTGAAAAATTAGAAAAAGATAATTCTTTTACCTGACTCGCTACCTCATATTCGAATGGAACTATAATACCATTTTCATACTTTGTAATTCTTATAGTATAAATAGGGTCAGTACTATATACTGGTTCAGAATTTCTTCTTGCCTGTCCATCAAATCCATTTACAGGATTTCCGAAATTATCAAAAGGATTGTATCTATTATCTACTGGGACTAAATCTCGTACAAATGTATCATCTTTGTAGTATTTGTAATCAAATAATACATTTAATACATATTTGTCAGCACTTACATATCCTTCTTTTAATACCTCAATTGTATATTGATTATTTTGTTTTAATACATCTTCCGTACTTATGTTAAACGAATTCGGAGTATTTTTAAATGTATTTTCTCCATTTATAACAACGGATACATTTGGTTCAGATGAAATTACATTAAATAAAAAATTAGGAGCATAGGTTGTAGTACCAACATATTGAGGGTTGCTCGATACGTTCATAGGTGCTCCTGATGATGGGTTTACAACGTAAACACCACCACCTTCTGATATGCCACTTTCTAACGCGGATAAAAATTCTAAATTTTGAGAATCCGTTTTAGGTAATAAATTATCTTCTATATCAATTATTCTTGGCATCGTGTCTTAATAAATATTTTATTGTATGTTTTCTCTATTTCCTTCATAAATTCTATCTCTACCAATTCTTCCATCACCACGATCAACTTCCGTTAAACCACCTCCTCCGGCAAAACCGCCTCCACCGCCTCCAACGGTGATAACATCTCCACTACCACCTCCACGATTTATACCTATACCAATCGGTCTAGTAACTACATCTACCGGAACATCTATTGTAACCGGTGGCAATTCAATTGGAGGAATTTCATCTATTGGAAACTTTATTTTAGGTGGTGGGTTATCCGATTCAATTGGTAATAATTGTTTTTTAATTTTTTCTTTTACTTTGATAGAAGTTTCTATTCCAACCGGTTTTACCATAATTGCGGCTTTTTGTACATCCGCTTTCTTTATGCCTAATTGTCCCGCAGTTACAGCAGTATCGGATTTAGTTGTTTGAAGTATATTAGATACTTCATCAATACTATTTTCCGTTACGTTATCAAATGTTGTAGTTTTTACAAAATCAGGTGTTGCCAAATATTTATTTAAAATTGTTACTAATATTTTTTGTATTGATTCTTTTATCTCGTTTTCAGTTGTTGTGATTTTTGGCTTTGTAGCTTTTGGTTTACTGTAATTATTATCGTTAATATCAGAAATTCTATTTGTAAATTCATAAACACATGCTTCCATAAAATGTTTATGAATTTGCGCAACAAATACATCAAAACTTTGAATTTTATATTCATTTACTAACATATTAAAAAAAGATTCACTATACTTTGTTTTTAAAAACGAAGCAATTAGTGATGGGTTTATATTTTCAATATATTGAAATGATTGATTAATATAATCTTCTCTAAATTTTTTATTATCCACAAAAGTATTAAATCTTTCTTTTAAATTATTTAATAATTCAGGAGGTTGGTTTTTAATTAATGGAAATAATCTAATTTCTGTCCTAGACGGTGAAATTTCAGATATCCACATTTTATCTACAAGTTTCTCACTACCTACTCTTTTATTTATTAAAGTTATCTGTGTTTTAAAAATTCCATTGTTATACCCAGCTTCTCTTAATAATCTTTCAACATCGATAAAATACTCCGATGGTAATTTATATTTTTGAAAAACAGTCCCAGTTGGTATTAAGAAATAATCATTAATATTTTCAGTTGATAGTGGAATGTATCTAACCAACTCACCATTTATTTGTGGAAGTTGATTATCATTTGAATCGTAAATAATAAATTCAATCGCATCATTTTGACTAAAACCAAAGAATGAACTTAAATCTCCGGTTTCGAAAATTGCTCTATCCTTCTGCTCTATCAGATATCCTTTGTTTTGAATTATACTTTTTACCGATTGTAAAGCCATATTATTTAATTTTAACTACTTCCTCTAAATTTTTTAAGATAAATAGAAAGTGAAACTTCTGAACTTGAACCTGAACTTGATTTTACTTTTAATGAACTTCTATATTCCCTATCCCCTGCAAACCCAAATGTTCCTTTTGGTTTTTGGTCTCTAATCCAACCAATATTTTCAACCAATTTAACATTTTTAGTTTCACCTGCTTTAAGTGTTACTGAACCAGGTACATTTATTATTGGGTCTCCTGATAATGTAAATGTAATTGTTGTATCTTTGTTTGTTGTAAAATTTGTTAGTTCAAGAGTAGGTCCATTAATCCATTCTTCGGTTGCTTCATTAGCTCTTGCTCTATACGCAATATCACCAAGATCTTTTTCTTTAACTTCTATAATTTTTGCTGAAAAATCTTCTCCTACTTTTGCTCCCTCTGCTATTTTTCCTTGCTTACCATATAATTGTTCTCTCAATGCCCCCAATTCTTGTTCTAAAGATTGATTTCTTGCAAATAATGAAACTCTTTGTATAGATTCCGCAGTTGCTTTTTGTATAGCGTTTTGTAAATCAGTTATCGCACTACCAATTCTATTAGTAGCTTGTGAAGCTTGATTATCAGCATTTGCTACTAAAAGTTCTTTCCCATCAATTTCAACTCTTAAACTTTGAGATACTATTTCTAATTCTGCTACCTTTCCTCTCAAATCTAAAATAGTATCGGTTTGTTCCGCTATTGTTATATCTCTCAATCGAATATCTTCCAAAGCAGCATCGTAAATTACTTTTAATACCGTTTCAGGCAATTCAGGTTCTTCTATTGGTAAAAGTTCAAAAATTGTAGTATCAATTGATTTAACCAATTCTTCTACATTATATTTTGGTTTTACTAATTTACCAGATACAACTCCATCTCTCCTATTGTCAGATGTAAATTGATATACACCAGACGTATTTCGTGTAGGTAGTATTAAAGAACCACTTAGTTCAATATCACTTACAAGTTTTTCGTTTTTAAGTCCTGATGTTAGCATTTTTATTATCCTTTAACAACATTAAATGTTAATTCATTATCATAATATTCCGAACTACCATTATTATCTATTTTAAATTCTATCTTATACACTCTATCCGCTTCCCAATTTGATAAATCCAATTTAATATAGTTACCATCATTGTCACAACTAATTTTTGAATAGTTAGAAAATGGTATAATAATATCATCAGATGCAAAATCTTTTATCTGATAGTATGATGTTTCTGGTAAGTGTTTTATTTGATTATATGAAAACGAATTTGTAAATGTTTTCAAAGGATATAGTTCTCTAGCAAATAATCTTAATTTAATTTGCGAACCAATTTTATATTCTTTTTTTAAATTCGTAATTCCTATTTTTTTATCTTCCGATGTTAATTCGGATAAACTACCAGTTAAAAATGATGCATCCGAATATCCGATTCTTATTTTTGGTTGATATATGGTATTGGTTTCTTTACTGAATACTTTTATTATACCATAATCTCTTGTATCATTTTCAAAAGTATCAGAATATTTTATAATAATACCATCGTTTGGAATAGAACCACTCATCCAACTTTTTAATAAAGATTTTACATTCATCTCTATATCCGCTGTTTGATAGTTAAATGATTGCGATGCTGCATTTGCTATCCACCACGTACCACCCGTTCCATTATTTGGGTTTGAGTCAGTTCCGGAATTTAATCCATTTTCTAACCATACCAATTTAGAATCTCCTTCTCTATAATTCCAAGTTACACCTTGTGTTGATATTTTATCAAATCTAGTTCCTGTTCCCATTTCCCAACTACCGGATACAGCAAATCCATATAATGTATATTCTAATGGAATCTCCTCACTTTCAGTCTCTTTTAAAATTAAAGTAGCATCTTCTAATCCTAAAGCACCATTTGATATTGATGCAGACAAAAACCCAACATCAAATTTAAGTAAAGCTCTAGAAATATCTTTTATATTCCCATAGTAAACTTTACTAATTTCTAGCACTTCATCCAAACCAGTATTTTGATTTGGCTGTTGTAAATAAACCGATGCATCTTTTGATGCTGTTAAAAAATAATATGCCATTATCTTGCTCTACCTTTTATATCTGTATCTGGAAACTTAATTTCGAAAACCGATGGGTCTAATGATGGATAGACTATTTTGCTTTTAGTTGCTGCTTCTATATTATATGAATTTGATGAATATCTACCACCACATTTATTTGTAACAATAAGAGATGGTACTGATTGAACACCTTCGACATTTGCAATTAATAATTCAACTTCACTTAAATTTATAGTTTGATTAAATGACCAATTATCTATGTTAAAATATTCTTTTAAATCAGATATACATTTAGCAACGATTTCATTTTTATTATAATTTTCAAAACATATAATTTCAAATTCTAATCCAATATTAATAATAAATCCATCATTTATATTCAATCCATCCGTTAAAATTCTATATTCATTAAAATATGTTTTTAAATTTTCTTTTATTCCTCTGGACAAATTTGTTAAATGTCCATTTGAATCATATCCAAGCAAATAAAGATTGATAGCGAATGGGTTATTCTTTTCATTATCGTTTGAGGTTTTTCCTATTAAAAATTGCTGTATCTCATTTTTAACAGTAGCTGCGGTTGGTTCTTCACTATCGGGTTTGTTCACAAATCCCATTACCAAATCCGTAAATTCTTGTAATGCATTTGGTGATGCAAGAATTGAAGATGGTGAATTGTTATCCAATGTACCATCTGCTACCGCGTATGCTTTTGCAACTCCACCAAATTTAGATGGCATTGAAAGTGCTCGAACTTGATAATCCTTTATAGTAACCGCTCTATTTTGAGAACCAAAATTTGCTAATGCGTTTTGTCTTATTTCTTCAACGGTCTCCGCACCTCTACCACCTATTGCAGGTATTTCATTATCAACCGCAACCGATGATTTAATTCTATTGTAAACGGCTATTTCATCGGATGAATATTGAGAAATATCTTCTTCATATTCTATCCCATCAATTTGTGTCAATTCTCCTTGTGAAACATTTGTATTAACACCACCACCAACTAAATATCTAACCGTCATTACCGTATTTGATGGAGATGTTCCGTATGTTTTTGTTTTTAAGAAGTTTGTTGGGTCAAATGATTCTTCCAATCTATTAATAGAATTTGGCAATCCTAATCCAACATTTTTTAAATTAGGAATAAGTAATTCATCCGATGCGGTTGGGTCTCCTGCACCAAATTGTATAGTTGTTGTACTATCCGAATTTATTTTAGTTACAAACCTTCTAGAAGTTTTTATTGTTTTTAAAATATATGGAACAGTTGATTTAAACTGATATAAATCTGGATCATTTGTTGGTGTATTTGGTTCTTGTACAAATACCATCTCTTGTGCTAAGTATGGTACTTCATACCATTTATTACCATCACCATCTCTTACATCATAAATTTCAATTATATTATCTTCTGATAATTTTATTGATTCAAATGCTTTATAATTACCAAATGTAAAAGTTTGGGTAATTTCGGTAGCCGATATGGCATCTACATATTTTTTTAACAAATAAAATGTTGGTTCTCCGGTTGTTACATTTCGTTGATAAATTGTTATTTCTCTACCATTTTCATCCGAAAAATCAACAATATCAGTTGTTCTAAATGAAATACCGTTTGTTTTCGATTTTATTCTTAGACCTGCTTTTATTTTTAAAAAATATTTTGGGTCAGGCTTATTATAGATACCCGTACCAATTGATGGTACAAGTTGATATACTGATATTTTGGTTACTGCTGGTGATGTTACCTTTGGTTTATATCCTAAAAATTGCGCAAGTGCTAATACATTTTTCTTATCTTCCGCGTATGGTAACAATGATTCTTTTAGAGTATCATCTATATAATACGATAAAGTATCACCTATATAAGATGCCATTTCAATAAACATCATACCAGGTGATGTTTCATTAAAATCATTATATGTTTTTGGAAAATAGTTTTTTGCAAACTCTATTAAGTTACCTCTATAAGACGTAAAATCCTTATTAAGGTATTTAATCTCTTTTCCTCTATTCTTAAAATTTTTATTTATGCTTTTTAATGACATCTTATATTAATTAAACAGTAAATGTTAATGTTTCCAACTTAGGAGTATCGTTTAATCTAAATTTAATAGAAACTTCAACTCTATTACTATCTTTTAGTTCATCCGATTGAGCAATATCTATCGTATCAATAGTAACAAACGGTAACCAATTACTTAAAGATTGATTTATTCTTTCTTCAATTCTATCAGGTAGGTCTTCGGTATTTTGTTCAAATAATAATTCCTGTAGTCCGCTTCCTAAATTCGGTTGCATTATTCTTTCGTATCTTTTTGTTAATAACAAACTTTTTATATTTGTTTTTATTTGGTCCGAAGTTGTGAAAGATTGATTAAATGCGGTATTTCCTATTTGCAATGGCAAAGTAATACCGATAGCATAATCATTATACTCTACGGTATCAATTACTCTTTTTTTGCCAAGTACTATTGCCATTACTTCTTAAATCTCTTTACTAATTCAGAATAATCTCTGTTAAAAGCTTTATCCAATTCAGCTACTCCGGTATTTACACCCAATCCAGTTGGCTGTGGTCCTTTTGCTAAATCACCATAACCCATTTTTTCGGCAATTGCCGTTCTACCTACTATTGAACTCATATCACCTTGTCCAAAGTTCATCGCTCTAAACCCTCCATCTCCTTGTGGAATTCCACCACGTGTTTCATTAAGGATTTGGTTAATCATTGGGTTTTTACTAAATTGTTTTTGAGAAGATATATCCGTAGATACTGATTCTTCAACGATATCATCATCTAACATAGCCTTAGCCATTGATAATCCAGTAGTTTTTGGTTTAGCAGGTTGTTTACTCTCTGCTAACATCTTTTTCATTTCAGCCTTCACACTTTCCTTAATTAAAGCAGGTAATTGTTCTTTAAGTTCCTCTTTAATAAGAATCTGAATGGCTTTTAATAATTTGTCCGTATTCATACTTTATTATTTGTTATGTTTATAAATATTTGAATTGTTATTTTTTGGGATTTATACGTTTTTTTGAGATTGTACTGCCGCTTTTCCATTTTGGTTTAATCTCCACAATGCAATAGTATCGGTATCTACGTGATTTTTTTGAATACCTTTTTGAGTAAAATCACTAACCCAATTCCAACCAGTCCATACTTGAATATGACCGTATGGTTTATTATTAGTATAACCCATAACGATTATATCACCAATTTGCCATTCGGATGGATTTCCAATATAAGATTTTGAAAAATCAGCTACGCCATTTGCATTTTTAGGAACTACTATTTTTTTCTTATCATCATAATAAACTTTACCACCAATTGGTTTCGCAAATGATGATACGCCACCACCGGTTGATGGATTTTTAAATGAAAACCAATCTGCATTTCCACTAATTTGCCCTAACCCCTTTACACCAGTTAAAGCAGTTACCACCGCTTGTGTTCCTTGCGGACATAAACCATGCACACCCTTTATATAACCACTTCTCAAATTTTCATATTTTACTCTAGCATTTTTACCAAGACTTTTAGCCCATTGTCCTGCTTTTTGTAATAATTCATCTAAATTTTTATATCCAGATTTTATACTTTCTGCCGGTGGTAATTTTACTATTCCTTGGTCAATTAAAATTTGATTTAATTTTTCCGCTTTTAGTTGATTTATCTGACTAGCTGCGTTAAGAGATTCTTCTTCGGTATTTTCATCGCTAAATTCAGTAGGAGTTGCCGCTTGATATGTTTTATATTCGTTTGCAAGTGCATCTATTTTTTCAGGACTTGGATTTATAATAGCTTGAATCTCTGGGTCATTTTTATCTAAATCAGTTTTACTCCAATCTATCTTATCATATAATTCTTGTGAAAGTGGTGGAGTTGGGGCAGCTGGTGGTACCGTATATCCCGTCCAATTAATAACACTCGGAGCAGGTGTTGGTGTTGGGACTGTTGGATATAACGATACCGTACTAACTACACCACTAACCGTTGTAAGGTGTTGTGTAGCGTATTGAATAAAATCGTCTATTATTAACGAAGTATTTTTAGTAGGTGATATTATTGACATATAAATTTATTCATATATTGATACATGCATTGGGTCAAAGCTTTTTAACCAAGTCATACCTTCATCTGTAAATAGTTTTGTAACCTTAATGAACCCTAAATCAAAATCATTGTAATCTCTAATTTTTGTTTTACCCTCATATATACCATCCGTTGCAAATTTTGTACCAATAGGATATATTACAGTATTCATGTCAATCGCCAATCCCCAACTATGATTTGATAATCTTAATCCATCGGTAACATTTCTAATAGCAATTCCACCTCCGCAATTTGATATATACTTTTCTAATTTTTTTTCTTTAATTTTTTTAAAAACCGGGTCAACTAATGTTTTTAATTGTTTATGAACTACAATTGCAACATCCCCAGATGCAGTTGGTACATATACTTTATCACACTGTTGTTTAATATATTCCGG